GTGGTGCATCAAGGCCTGGAACGCACCGGTCAACCAGGGAACAGTTGACGTTTCGGCCATGCTTCTGGAACTTCAGCACGTTAAGGTACTGGCTGCGATTGGCGACCCACAAACTCTCTTCGTTTCTGCTTCTGGTCAGAATTCAATCGTCGGTATCAGAGCCAGGAGGCTGATTGTCGGATCTGCTGGAGCGGCGTCTGCATTAAGCGATGTCAATGTCGGCATCAACCTTTTGACCAATGGGCTCAATGGGATTGATCAGGGCGCTGTTGCCGCCTCAAGTTGGTACAGCGGGTGGGTAGCAACCAATGGTGAGGTAGTAGCTGGAGTTGCGGCTTTGATGCCTACCATCACGGTGAACGCAACGGCTGGCTCGAATGTGGTTACAGGTATTTCCAGCACTGCCCTGATGCGCAAGGGAATGGCTTTTGCGGGTGGGGCTTTCCCTCCTGGAACCTCGGTCCAGTCGGTCGATTCTGCCAATCAGATTACTGCCAGTCATCCGGCGACGCAGACGCTTGGTGCAACACCTGTAGTGTTTGTTTATGAACCAGTGCTTCCTGCTGGTTTTACGGCAGTGCGGGTGACCTCGTTCTTCACTGATGCTGCCAACAAGTACCCGCTTCGATACCGGCAACGCGGGTCCAAGGTGAAGTGGCTGTTGGCGGCAGGCACCAATGTTGTGTCTAACCGACTTGTGGCGGCTGGGGTTGTTGGCAGTTGGAACTCCACTGCACCCACTTGGGGGGAAGTGTCTTTGGTCAACTTTGTACCGCCCACTGCGGTATCTGTCTCTCTTACAGCAATTGCCAGTTACAACGGCGGCGCTCAGTCGAATGTTTGTATCGCCTCCAACTCAAGCTATCTGGGGACTCGCAGCTCCTCGGCTCCGCAGATATCGACGACTATCGCCGGTGGTACGGGTAGTGCTCCGGATATCATGTCGGCAGAAGTCGTACTTGAGGGCATGAGCATTTATGTCGCGTCTCAAACCGCGGCAGGGGCCGTAGCAATTCATGGGTATGAGGAGGTTTTATGAGTTTTGCAGTACGCAATGATGGTCAAGGCTGGCGTGCGGTCAATGTTGAAGGGGATCTTCTTCCAGGAGAGTACTTCTCGGAACAGGCGCCATTGGAAACTATGTTTCCTCCTTCTTCGATTGATGAAGTGCTGGGGCGACGAGACCAGCTCCTGGCGATCGCGGCAAACCGCATGGGGCCTTTGCAGGACGCAATTGATACCGATATCGCCAATGCAGGCGAAGTTGAACAACTGAGACTCTGGAAGTTGTACCGGGTAGCGTTGAATCGACTTCAGCAGCAACCAGGATTTCCCTCCGATGTCGATTGGCCGCAACCGCCCGATCAGATCCCCGCTCAATAAACGCCCCGCACCGCCGGGGCGTTTTCTTTCCCGCTCCCCACTAATCAATCATCCCTACGAGCCCCCTTCACCCGGGGCTTTTTCATGTCTGGAGTTTATCCATGAGTGGTTTTTCCACGGCGTTACTGTCACCAACGTCGACACCGGCGCGCGCACTCTCTCGTTGCCGACGTCTTCGATCATCGGCCTGGTGGACACCTTCACCGAGGCTCCGGCCTTCAGTGCCAAGACCAATGACTTGGTGCTGATCACCAACGAGCGTGAGGCCATCGCCGCCTGGGGCCCGGATGCGGCCATTACCAAGGCCTGCCAGGCCATTTACCAACGGGCCAAGGCGGTGATCGTCGCTTGCGGCGTGGCCAAGGTGGCGGATGCTGCTGAGCAGACCTCGGCGATCATCGGCGGGGTGCTGGCCGACGGTAAACGTACCGGTCTGCAAGCCTTGCTCGACGGCAAGAGCCGCTTCAACGCCCAGCCACGCTTGCTGGTGGCGCCCAAGCACAGTTCGACCCTGGCGGTCGGTACCGCCCTGGTCGCCCTGGCCGACAAGCTGCGCGGCCTGGCGATTCTCGACGGCCCGAACAGCACCGACGAGGCGGCCCTGGCCTACGCCAAGAACTTCGGCGCCAAGCGCGCCTACCTGGTCGATCCGGGCATCCGCTACTGGGACAACGGCGCCAGCGCCACCGTCGATGCAGCGGCTTCGGCCTGGGTCGCCGGGCTATTCGCCTGGACCGACAACGAGTACGGCTTCTGGGCTTCGCCATCGAACAAGGAGTTTGTCGGCATCACCGGCACCTCGCGTTCCATCGAGTTCCTCGACGGTGATGACACCTGCCGCGCCAACCTGCTGAACAACGCCAACATCACTACCATCATTCGTGATGAAGGCTTCCGCCTGTGGGGCAACCGCACGCTGTCCAGCGATCCGAAGTGGGCGTTCGTCACCCGGGTGCGGACCATGGACATCGTCATGGACGCCATCCTCTACGGCCACAAGTGGGCGGTGGACCGCTCGATCACCGCGACCTACGTCAAGGACGTGACCGAGGGCCTGCAGGCGTTCATGCGTGACCTGAAGAACCAGGGCGCGATCATCAATTTCGAGGTCTACGCCGACACTGAGCTCAACACCGCCAGCCAGCTGGAGCAGGGCAAGGTGTACTGGAACATCCGCTTCACCGACGTGCCACCGGCCGAAAACCCCAACTTCCGGGTCGAGGTCACCAACCAGTGGCTGACCGAAGTCCTCGAACACACCGCTTAAGGAGCAGCAGCAATGGCAATGATTCCCGAAACCCTGGCGAACATGAACCTGTTCGTCGATGGCATCAGCTTTCAAGGCGACGTGCCGAGCCTGACCCTGCCCAAGTTGACCCTCAAGACCGAGGAGCATCGTGTCGGCGGCATGGATGTGCCGGTGGAACTGGACATGGGCATGGAGAAACAGGAAGCCGGCTTCACCACCACCGGTGTGCGCCGCGAGTCGCTGAAGATGTTCGGCCTGGCCGATGGCAGCGGTTTCAACGGTGTGTTCCGTGGTGCCTTCAAGGGCCTCAAGGGCAAGGTCACCCCGGTGATCGTGACCTTGCGCGGCCTGCTCAAGGAGGTCGACATGGGCGACTGGAAGTCCGGCGACAAGGCCGAGGTCAAGCACAACGTGGCGCTGACCTACTACAAGCTGGAAGTCGACGGTCGCCTGATCTACGAGATCGATGCCCTGGGCATGAAACGCGTGATCAATGGCGTCGACCAGCTCGCCGCCCAACGTTCGGCCCTGGGCCTGTAAGGAAAACAACCGCATGTCTCAAGCAATCAACACGACCCCGGCCTGGATGACCCTGAGCGCGGATAACGTCGTGATCAGCCTCAGCAAGCCGGTGGAGATGAATGGCGTGGTCTGCGACAAGGTCACCCTGCGTGCGCCCACCGTGCGTGATGTGCGCGCGGCCAATGCCGGGGCGGTTGGCGATGATGAGCAGCGCGAGCTGATGCTGTTTGCCAGCCTGGCGCAAATCAGCGCCAAGGACCTGGAGGGCATGGCGCTCAAGGATTATCAGCGCCTGCAGGCCGGCTATTTTCGCCTGGTGCAAGACGACGAGCTTTGATCCTGCGGTGATGAAAATGGCGGCGAAGCGGCTCGCCAGCGAGCTGCATTTCGCCGCCGAGGAAATCATGACCATGAGGTTTTCCGACATGGTCTGGTGGCTCACGGATTGAGCCCGTCACCCAAGGATCAGGAGAAGCAGATGGCGAACAAGCGGGTATCGGGGCTGGTGCTGCTGGGTACGGCCCTCAGTTCGACGTGGGACGCCGCCTTCAAGACGGTGGAAGACCGGATCAAGCAACTGGAGCAGCAGGGCAGCAAGGCCAAGGGGTTGCAAAGCACCATCGGTGAAACCCAACGCCTGGGCAGAGAATGGAGAAAGGCTCACGCCGCTGGCGCGGCCTCCGCAACCGGGCTGAAACTTCAATTGGAAGAGCACCGGGATGGGCTGCGCAAGCAGGGTATTCAGGTGCACAAGCTGCGCCAGGAATATCAAGCGCTGGGCAAGGTGGCTCGGGGTTCTGCGCTTCAGGCCCGTGGGCTGCAGCAGGTTGCCCAGGGCAAGGCCGACTTCAAGGCGGCTTATGACTGGGCAAAGTTTGGGGTCGATAAATTGCGCGCCCCGGTCAAGATCAGCGCCGACTATCAGGCGTTGATCCGTGACATGGCGATCAAGGCCAATGTGGTCAACCAGCCTCAGGAAGAGCAGTTGAGCCGCACGGTCATTCAGACCTCGCGTGACACGGGGATGGCCCGTAACGACGTGGCGGCTCTGGTGAGCCAGATGATGGCCAGCGGCATGTCGCTGGACAAGGCACAAGGCTACACAGGGCTGGCCGCCAAGTTTGCGGTGGGGCAGGGCGCGAGTGTCGACGACACCGCAAACCTGATGCGGGCCTTGGAGCTGAAAGCTGGAATCAGTGATCCCAAGGTCATGGAGCAGGCCCTGGAGGCTATCGCCCAGCAGGGGCAGTCGGGCAATTTTGAAGCCGCCGACATGGCGCGTTTGCTCCCGGCGCTGCTCAAGAGCGCAAGCGCGCAAGGGCTTACCGGTATGGATGCGGTGAGTCAGCTGGGCTCGATGCTGCAAGTGCAGATGAACACCGCGGGCGGTGCTGATCAGGCCGCTGGTCAACTGCAGAACTGGATCGAAAAAATCGGCTCCAGTGAAGCGGTCAAGGCTTATGAAGACGCCGGCATTGATTATCAGGCGTCGCTGAACACCGGTATCCAGAAGGGCATGTCGAGCCTGGAGGCGAGCTTTGCCCTGGCCATGCGTTACGTCAGGGCCATCGACCCGGCCAAGGCCGCGAAGATGGCCGAGGCCCAGGCGCAGATCAGCCAGGAAACCGACCCGGCCAAGGCCAAGGCGACCCTTGAGGCCCTGGAAGAGTCGCTGCGCACCGGCGACCTGTTCACCGATATGCAGATCAAGGCGGCCTTGCTGGCCCAGACCCAGGGTCGGCAGCAGTACGAGCAGGTGAAGAAGGATTCGTTGAGCGCCTCTGGCGTTCTTGCCAGGAATCTCGCCGAGCGCCGACAGGCCTCCAAGCAGTTGTGGGCTGAAGCCGATCAGGCCATCGACGAAGGCCAGCGGGTGGTGGGGGAGGCCCTGCGACCGGCCACGGACCTAGCGGCCAAGGGCATCACCCTGTTGGTCGGCAAGCTGACCGAACTGGCGGAGCAGAACCCTTCGTTGGTGCAGGGGGTGGCCGCCTTGGGCGCCGCTTATGTCGCGGTGAAGAAACTCATGGCGGTCTACACCATGGGCAAGGGCCTGGTGAATGTCTTGCGGGGTGGATTGACGAACGATCCCACGGCGGCAAAACGAGCGTCTGGCCGCAGCGCGGGAGGCATCGACTGCTGTGAGCCGATGATCGACTGCGGCTTGGACAAGCAACGCCGACGGGGCCGTGGCGGGCGTAATGCGCCCAGGCGCGGGCCACGTGCGAAGCGGGTGGGCAGCCCAGTGGGCAAGAGCCCGGTGGCGCCCAACGGGCTGGCAAAAGTGGCCAAGGGGGCGGGCGCGTCTGCAGCGGCAGTTAAAGGTGTTGGCTCCCTGGCCAAAGGGGCGGCATCGTTGCTCAAGCGCGGTGGGCTCCTTTCGGTGATCGGTGCGGGTATCCAGATAGCGGACACCTACCAAAATGCCCAGACCCAGGATGAAAAAGCCGAGGGCTACGGCGAGGCGGCGGGCAATCTTGCCGGGGCCGCTGCCGGTGCAGCAGCAGGCGCGGCCATCGGCTCCGTGGTGCCAGTCATCGGTACTGTCATTGGCGGGTTGGTGGGCGGCGCACTGGGCGCCTGGGGTGGTTCGGCCGCCGGTGGTGCCTTGGGTAAAAAGCTGTTCGGCTCCGACGAGTCGCTCAAGCAGATGCCCGCAGCCGGTCCGCTGATGATGCGCAACGCCGGGCAGAACATCCCGCCGGTCATGGGCGATATCGCCAAATCCTTCCAGAAAGGCCAGACACCTCCGCTGATGGGGCAGGCCGTGCGTTCGATGGCCAGTCCATCGTCGTCCAGCGCGGCGCCGGCCATGATCACCACGCCAGAGTCGTTCAAGCCGCAGGTACCGCCGGTGATCGAGCAGCAGTTCAGCTTCGCGCCCTACCTGTCGATCTCGGTCCAGGGCGATGTGCGCGACCCCGCGCAACTGGCCCGGGAACTGGAACCGCATCTGCGCTGGCAGTTCGACGAGTTCAGCCGTCAGGCTGCCGCTCGCCAGCTGTTCGACGCTGCACACGTTTAAGGAGAGGGCATGGCTTACATGGAACAGCTGCAGTCGGGGCTGGGTTCCCTGGTGGCGGCAGCAGAGGCGGGGCGGCGCAGTGCCGATGAAATGCTCGGGCCCATGAACGGCGCCATCAGCGACATCGGCGGCGCGGCCCTGGAACTGGAAAACCTGCCCTTTGTCGGGCCGGCGCTGGGCGCCAAGTTGCAACGCACGATGCGCAGCATCAGCGCCGCGCAGTCGGTCGTCGGTGAAGTGGCGGCCAAGTACAGCCAGGTGGTGACGGTGGCCGGGCAGGTGCAGCAGCGCCTTGGCGCCTTGCAGGAACAGGTGGCCAAGGCCGGCGCGGCGATCAATCGGATCGGCGGGCAGATCAGCCCTTCCCTGGGCAACATCTTCCCGAGCGCCGCGTTTGCCGAGCCGGCCACGCCGGCGGCCGAGGCGGTGAAACCCTTCCCGCACCTGCTGATCCTGCAACCGCTAGGCGCTGGCGCTCAGCCCTACTACTTCAACGTCGACACCGCGGCCTTCGAGGAACTGCGGCGCCAGACCGGGTTCCGCTGGGCCGGGCAGGAACGCCTGGGCCGCAGTGTTGCCCAGCAGGCGGTGGGCCAGGGCGAAGAGCGGATCTCCCTCAAGGGGGCGGTGTTTCCCGGGTTCAAGGGCGGTCTGGGGCAGTTGCAGACCCTGCGCAGCATCGGCCGGCGCTTGCAGCCGCTGAGCCTGACCACGGGCTACGGTGAGGTGCTGGGCACCTGGTGCCTGACCAGCATCGAGGAAGACCAGAGCCACCTGCTGGCCGGCGGCATCCCGCGCAAACAAGGTTTTTCATTGGAGTTCGTAAGCTATGGCGACGACTTGCAGAACGTCTGACGGTGATCTGCTCGACACCCTGTGCTACCAGCACTACGGCCATCTCAACGGTTGTGTCGAGGCGGTGCTGGATGCCAACCAGGGCCTGGCCGACGAGCCCCAGCCGTTTCGCGCCGGGGTACTGATCCGGCTGCCGGAGCTGGCGACCCGGGCCGAGGCCATGGTCCAGCTATGGGATTGACCCACACCCCCCTCAACAAGCCCCGTCGAGCACGGGGTTTGCTTTTTCTGGAGCAGGCTTCATGACCCCAGCGTTTCGCATTGTTGCCGATGGCCGGGACATCAGCGCGCAGCTCAACGACCGGCTGCTGTCGCTGCGCACTACGGACAAGCCCGGCATGGAGTCGGATGAATTCGAGCTGCGTATCGATGATCGCGACGGCGCCGTGGCGCTGCCCCGGCGGGGCGCGAGCATCGAGGTGTTCCTCGGTTACGCCGGCCAGGCGTTGACTCGCCTGGGGCGCTACACCGTGGATGAGGTGGTGGTGAACGGCCCGCCCGACGCGATCGAGATTCGCGGCAAGGCCAGTGACATGCGCGGCAGTGGCAAGACCACCCGCAGTGGCAGTTGGGAGAACGTTCCGCTGCAACTGATTGTCCGTGACCTGGCGGCGCGTAATGGCTGGCAGGCCGTGTGCCCGCTTGCCATCAAGGTGCCGCGCATCGATCAGCTCAATGAATCCGATTTCCACTTCATCACCCGCCTGGCCAGGCAGTACGACTGCACCGCCAAGGTTGCCGAAGGCAAGCTGCTGGTGCTGCCCCGGCAGGCGGGACAGAGTGCCAGTGGCAAAGCCCTGGGCGTTGTCACCCTCACTCGTCGCGACGTCAGCCGCTATCAGTTCCGCCTGAGCGACGGCAGCACCCACAAGGCGGTGCAGACCCGGCACCAGGACCCGAAAAGCGGAAAGCTGCGGGTCATCGACCTGGGGAACGACCACTCGCCGGGCGACTCGCCCGCGGTACATACCGACCGCCACATCTACCCGAACAAGCCCGCCGCCGAGCAGGCCGCCAAGGCTCGCCTGGCGGCCTTCAACCGCAGCACCGCCAGCGTGCGCCTGGACCTTGCCGGGCGTACCGATCTGTTCGCCGAGCGAATGATCAATGCCCAGGGCTTCAAGGCCGGGCTCGACGGTGACTACCTGGTGGATTCGGTCGAGCAGCTGTTCACCCAGTCCGGGTGGACGACCACGGTCGAGTGCAACGGCGGCAAGCAAGGCAAGGCCAAGGCCAAGGGCAAGCCACCCAAGGCCGGCAAACCGCTCAGGGTGGAGCAGCTCTGAGCCTTGGCAGCATTTCCACTGACGCGGCAACCCGCCCGCAGGAGTACTCATGAATTCAGCTATCACCTTGCCGATCCGGCATTTTTTCCGCGCCTTGATCGGCGCTTGCAGCGTGCTGCTGGCGAGCGCAGCCCCTGCGGCCCCGTTTGTCCTGGCTTACACCGACGGCCAGGTCGAGGCGTCCTACAGCAACCTGCGGGCGTTCCACCGCAACCTGTCTGCGGTCGGCCTGGGCAGCACCTACGGGCTGACGGTCACTGGCCAGTTGCACCAGGACGGCATGAACCCCACCACCCAAGGCATCATCCGTTTCGCCAAGAGCCAATCCCTGCCGCTGTACCCGACCGTCTCCGACTACAACGAAGACATCGGCGCCTTCGACCCGGCGATTTCCCACTCCATCCTCAACGACCGTCGCTTGAGTGCCGGCACCGTCGAGCAACTGGTCAAGCTGGCCAGGGACGGTGGGTTCGCCGGCATCAACCTGGATTTCGAAAAGGTCGAGCCCAGGAACCGCGCGGCGTTTTCCGCCTACGTCAAAGCCCTGGGCAGCGCCCTGCGGGACAGTGGCAAGAAACTGATCATCAGCATCCCGCCCAAGCTCAGCGACCGCGAGCCCGAGTACCTGCAAGGCTACGACTACCAGGCCCTGGGCGCGGCGGTGGATTACCTCCAGGTGATGACCTACGACCAGGTCGGGCCGGGCTGGAGCAGCGGTGGTTTCCACCACGAAGTCTGGCCCGGCCCCGAGTCGGGTGCTGACTGGCAGCAGGCGCTGCTCCGTTACGCCGTTTCCCGAGTCCCGGCGAGCAAGGTCCTGGCCGGGCTGCCGGCCTACGGTCAGGACTACAGCATTGGCAACCGGGTGCACTGGTCGGCCTATCAGGAAATCATTGCCGAGCACCGCGCCGTCACCCACCGGGACGCAGCCTCGGCCACTCCTTATGCCACCTGGGGCCCGGTCCGGACCTTTGCCGACGGCGTGGAATGGACCCCGGAGCGCGCGCAACCGGTGCTCTGGTACGACGACGCCGCGAGCATCCAGACCAAGACCGCACTGGTGACCAAGCTGGGCCTGGGTGGTACCAGCGTCTGGGCCATGGGCTATGAAAATGCCGAGTTCTGGACGGCGCTGCAGGCCGGGCTCAAGGCCGGTGCTGAGCTGTTGCCGGCGGGGCGGGAGTGAGGGGTCGAATGGGCTCTGCATCCGTCGGCCACAGATCCAGCCGTCAACCTGGGCCAGCGCTTCCAGGCGGTTTCTCCAAAACCCGTTGCGACGGGTTTTTCATGCCCCCGAGAAACCAGCCTCGCCGCTGCCTCGATGAATCCCGTTCCAGGAGCCTTCTGATGAAACTCACGGCTGTTCTCGATCAGCTACAAGCACAGTGCCCGAGCCTTGCGGGGCACATCGTTATTGGCAGCGATGCCGCAACCGGCGCTGGCGCATCAACACCGGCTGCCTATCTGGCGCCAGTCAATGATCTGGCCAGCGCCAGCGTCGGGCAAAACATCATTCGCCAGACCATCCGCGATCGTTTTGAAGTGGTCCTGGTACTTGGCGCCACCGACCCTACAAAAGCGCTGAATCCGTTGCACGACCTGCGCGCCGAAGTCTGGCGCGCCCTGGTCGGTTTCAAGCCCGGCGTCGAGTACAACCCCATCCAATACGACGGCGGCGAACTGGTATCGCTCGACGCCACCCGCTTGCTCTACCGCCTGCGTTTCTTCGCCGAGTTCCAGCTGGGGCGCAACTTGCCCAGCCAGCCGGCGGAAACCTGGCATGAGCGTGAACTCGACGGCCTGCCGTCCTTTACCGGGGTCACGGTGCGGGTCGATGCCATCGATCCGGCGGACCCCAATCTGCAACGTCCAGGGCCCGACGGGCGCCTGGAGATGACTTTTTCAGGAGAGCTGAAGCAATGAGCAAACGCATCACCGTGCTGCCGGTCGCTGGCCGTGCCGTACCGGACCCGGAAGCAGGCGATCTGCTGCCCGCCTCCGGCCGTGAAGTGCCGGACAACGCCTGGTGGCGCCGGCGTCTGGCCGATGGCGATATCACTAGCAAAGCCGTGAAAGCGGCGAAATCTCAAGGAGCCAAATAATGGCGATCGGTTTCAGCAATATCCCGGCGGACATCCGTGTTCCGCTGTTCTACGCCGAGATGGACAACTCGGCGGCCAATAGCGCGTCGTCGGCCATGCGCCGTCTGATCGTCGCCCAAGTCAATGACAACCAGACCGGCGACGACCTCGGCAAGCTGGTGCTGGTGTCCAGCGTGGCCCTGGCCAAGAGCATCGGCGGGCAAGGTTCGATGCTCGCCTCGATGTACGAAACCTGGCGCAAGACCGACCCGGTGGGCGAGATCTGGTGCCTGCCGCTGCACAGCACCGAGGGCAGCGTGGCCAAGGCCGAGCTGAAGCTCACCGGTAGCGCCAGCGCCGCCGGCCTGCTCAATCTGTACGTTGGCGGGGTGCGGGTGCAGGCGTCGATCGTCAGTGGCGCCACTGCCGCTCAGGCGGCCAGCGCTCTGGCGCTGAAGGTCAACGCGGCGGTGGACCTGCCGGTGACCGCGGCGGCGGTCGACGGCACGGTGACCCTGAGCGCCAAGTGGACCGGCGACAGCGGCAACGACATCAGCCTGCAACTCAATCGCCTGGGCAAGAGCAATGGCGAAGAAACCCCGGCCGGCCTGACCCTGGTGCTGGGCAAGATGGCGGGCGGCACCGGCGTGCCGGATCAGGTCGCGGCCCTGGCGGCCCTGGGCGACGAGCCGTTCGAGTTCATCTGCATGCCCTGGACCGACACCGCCAGCCTCAATGCCTGGCAAGCGGTGATGGACGACAACACCGGCCGCTGGTCCTGGGCCAAGCAGCTGTTCGGCCATGTCTACAGCGCCAAGCGCGGCACCGTCGGCACCCTGGTGGCGGCCGGTCAGGCCCGCAACGATCAGCACATCACTGTCCAGGCCCTGGAAACCGGCGTGCCCAACCGGTGTGGGTACAGGCCGCAGCCCTGGCGGCGCGGACCTCGGTGTTCATCTCCGCCGACGCCAGCCGTCCGACCCAGAGCGGCAGC